TTATAGTGTATTTAATATGTCCTTGTTGCGCTCACGCATGGTTTCTGTGACATGGGCGTATATATCAAGAGTGGTTGCTACATTTTTATGTCCCAGACGCTCTTGTACATATTTAACATCAGCTCCTTTGGCAAGTAAATTAGAAGCGTGTGTATGCCTGAGAGAATGGAAATCAAGCTCAGTGAAGCCAAGCTTGTGATGAATAACATTAAAACAGTGCATCATGGTTCTTGGCTGAATCCATGAGCCATCATCTCTTACAAGCACCATATGCATTGATTCGCCAGCCGGCTCATAAGTAAGTCTCTTAGAGTCATCTTCAAGTGTCTCACAGTAGATATAATTGTAATATTCATTATAGTACTGTTCACATTCCTTTTCATGTTCGTACATCCTTTTAAGTTCTGAAAGCGTTGTATCATCAAGTTCTATGGTACGAAATGAATCATATTTAGGGTTTTCCAGATACCATTTATCATCATGATTCTGTACCTGTCTGTTAATGCTTAATATTCCATTATCAAAGTCTATATCATCCCACATAAGACCAAATATCTCACCCAGACGCATGCCGCACCTATAAGCGAGAAGAAGTGGCATATGATATATATGTCCTTGTGCAAATGTTTTAAAGACAGTATCAAGCTGCTCATTAGTCCATACGACTCTTACTTTCTTTTTGGTTTTAACCTCTGCCTTTGCTCTTGGAAGCGGAAGAGAAACAGTTGCAGAAGGGTCATCATTAATAAATCTTGCAGTAGTCTTTGCGTAGGCAAATGACTTGGTAAGAATGCCCTTAACATTGCCGAGAGAGTTTCGCGACATTCCGGTATTAAAAAGATTATTTATAAGCTCCTGGAGAAGACTTGGTTCTATGTCTTTAAGATAATATGAACCAATAGCCGGCTTTATATATAAATCAATTTTCTTTTTGTAAGTTGATGCCGTATTAGCTTTAAGATTGACCTTGCAATAATTATCAATCCAGTAATCCATGTAATCAGATACAGAGATATTAGATGGAGTGAAGCTCTTGCCAGTCTGTTTATATTGTGTGTATGCGACCATACCGGCTTCATATGCCTCAGATTGGTTCTTAAATCCGCTCTTGGTAATCCACTTCCTTTTACCATCGATAGCGGCGGCTTCAAATCGGTAAGCCCATAGATTGCCACGCTTATATGTAAGGATCTTAGATATTTTCTTTTTCATATTAATCATTCCTTTCTGTTTTTGGGAAGTTGCACCAGTGCAACAGTAAAAATGGGTATAAAAAATACACCTACTTGCAAAAGCGGTGTTCAGAATGATATAATATAGCTTGTCTAGGGCGGTATTATATCATAGGCACTGCTTATGTAAGTATCGTGGTAAAAGCTCTTGTGTTGGTAGCACAGGGGCTTTTATTTTATCTATAGTGTTCTAGATATAGAACATCAAAATATAGTTTTATTCATCATCATCATCTTCATCATCAATAGAATATGAGTTTGTATAATTAGAGTCAGATGAAAGTGACTGACGATATTCACCAGCAACCATTGTTTTATTAAATTCGGCTGTTGGTTCAATTTCATCAACTATTTTTTCAAGTTCATCTATAGATATCTTGAAAAATTCTTTACGCATATTAACTTTATTTACACGTCTGTCATTAAGAATCTCATGCATTTTATTTTCAAGAGCAACAGCATCCTGAGAGAATATAAAGCTATGTACATCAAATTTAAAAGGAACACTTGCATTTCCAAGCTCATTGATTCTGTCCTGAGGTTCAAGTCTGCGAGTCATACCTACTTTAAATACATCTTCACCAAAAGAACCTAAGTTACTGATTATATAAACAGTACCAGCTTTACCATTCTGTAAATTAGTGATTTCATCTTTTTTGACGATAACCTCACCTAATTGTGATTGTAATTCAAGAATTCTTGCTTTAAGTTTATCAATTTCAGATGAGTCAGTAGTGGAAGATACAGTGTCTTGTAATTTACTGATTTCTGTGTTGAATTTTTCTTCCTCTCGCAAAATACGTTTCTTTTCTTGTTCGAGAGCCTTGCGTTCTTCAGCCTCTTGACGCATCTGTTCTTTAAGAGCCATCTGTTCTTGTTTAGCTTGTTCACGCTTAACATAGTAATTATATTCTATTTTAACTGCATTAATAAAAAGGTATTCGATTTCTCCAATGAATTTTGTAAGTGTTCCGGCAATAGTTTGATTACCTTCGCCGGCAATTTTGAGATATTTTGCAGAAATATTTTTTACATGTTCAATGGCAGTATCAAGTTTTTCATATTTCAATGCATATAAAACATTCTGTAATTCTGCTCTTAATGCTATAACCATTAAGTCATAAATGGATTTGTTGGCTTTAGTTGTGTATCTGGTTGAATATTGTTGCAAAAGATTGTCAATGAGCTTTTCGTTATCTTTATAAGCTTTTCTTAGACTTTTTACATCCATACAATGTAACTTAAGTATTACAGATGGCGAAATTTCTTCTGCATCTTCTAAATCTCTAGTACTTAATAAGCAATTGCTATAAGGAATTTCCAAAGCTAAAAAGTTATCAAATGCATATGAACAACTTTTGTAAATTTCTTTTGAACGTGATATTTTACGTTGTTGGGTTGCAACAGATTTTTTCAACTTTTCATCTTGCTGTTGAAGTTCACATATTTCGGTCCTTAATTTATCAATCAATACATTATTGTTTTGTATTTCGCTGTTAAGTAAAGTAAGAGTTGCATTTGCATTACTTTCTGCAGATGCAATTTTTACAGCGGATTCCTGTTCCATTTGCTCAATTTTTTTCTTGGTTTCTGTATATTCTGTTGCACCTATTTCATCACAAGTTCGTTTCATATTTTCGTTTTCTTGTGATAATTCGTTATTTTGATTGATTGTTTGTGTAAATAACTCAAGATGTTTCTTATCGTTAACGGATTTTACAATAATAAGAATAATGCCAATTATAGGTGGAATAATAAAAAACCAACATGCACATAAAAGTGCAATAAACCAAGTGTTTAAATACCATTTATTTTTTGTATTCATAAAAACCTTCCTTTAATTTTGATGTGCAAATATTTCAACGAAATCAACATCTTTGCACTGTCTGTCGTAATCTCCATTTTCAATGTGTGTTAATTCATGATGATATGATTTAAGATGTTGCTCTCGGTTTAGCCGGGAATTAAGCACGATTGTAAAAGAATCATCATTATTATTAACAGTGTATGCCTTTATTGTAGGAGGCATATCTGCATAAATAACATTAGTAGTAATATCAATCATCCCCTTTATTTGACATTCTATCTATCATTTGTTTTACAAAGTCGATATCTTCTTTCTTAACCTTGCGAGAAGCGTCAAAGAGAACTTTGTATTCAGGATTCTCATACATAAACTGAGCCATATCTCTGGCATCATCATCAAGGTAGTACACGTCATTGTCACTACTTGTATCAGTAGAAAGCTTTTTTGTTGCTAAATCATTCATATCTATATTGAATATCTCTGATAATTTTTTTAATGCTTTAAGAGGTGGCTCTGATACACCAGATTCCCACTTCTGTATAGTTGTAAATGATTTATATCCCAGTTTATTTGCTATATCGTCTTGAGAATATCCTTTTTTTGTTCTTAAGAAACGTATGTTTTCACCAAGGCACATAACATGTCACCTCCTTGTTAATTTATATGAGCATATTATAATAAATTTGAAATAAATTCAAGTGTATTTGAATAAAAAGAGAAAAAACTTGAAAATAATTCAAAAACAGTATTGACACTTGAAAATAAATCAAGTAATATATGCTTGAAAATAATTCAAGTGGAAATGAGGTGATTTAAAATTGAATTCAATAGAAATGCAGTTTTCCGTTAAAGAATTAAGGGCAAGGAAAGATGAAACCCAAGAGCAGGTTGCAAATGCAATAGGCATTTCTCCTCAAACCTATTGTTCATGGGAAAAAGATATATCTAATGTTGCGGTTAGTAAAGTTAGAGCCCTTGCAGAGCATTTCGGAGTAACACTTAACCAGATAAAGCTTTAATTTTTTTACTCTGTAACTTGAAAATAAATCAAGTAATTATCTATTGAGGAGGTGAGAGAGTGAATTATACAGCAATAGCGATAACGGCAATTATCTGCATAACAATATTGGTGTTATGCCATGAACCTAAGAGGAAATAGATTAAGGAAAGGAGCAGGCTTATGAAGATAGCGACAATAAAGAGAGAGCCGGAGGATATGGTGTATACAGTGGAGGAAGTGGCAACAATCATGCGAGCTTCTAAACAGTATGTTTATACACTTATCAACGCAAATCAGATAAGGGTGCTTAAAATCCCTCATACAAGAATAAGAAAGTCAGAGCTTGAAAGATTCTTCAGGGATAATGAGGGAAAGGATTTAACGAATCCGAATGAACCAAAGGATATTGTAATTTAGGAAAGGAAAATAATATGCGACGAGTAGGTTTGATAATTTCGTACAACAAGAGAATTAATGAGAATCTTCGAATTGGTAACACGGAGCTGGCTGCCAAATGGTACACAAGGCTGAGATTGTTGGAGATATTCAGCTTTGTGCCGGAAGGAGCTTACAGACTTCCAACAATATAAAAAAGAGCCGCTTGGACCAGCGGCTCAGTACTTAGAACATTAAATGCTCTGCAAATATAACAATATTATTGTATCAGAAATGTTCAAGTACATCAAGAAAAATTAATAAAATGGTCTTTTTTCTTGGGCTTGTAATGAATATTAACAAGTCTACGAAACAAAGATTGTTTAAAAAGGGGTGTACATGAAAAGAAGAGGTACAAGGTACATTCCCTATGACTATGAAGCGGCAATTGATAAATCTGTAGAAGATATGAATGAGGTCTTCATGGAGTACATGCTGAAGACCAAATACAGGTGCGTCTACACATGTAAGGAGATCCGGGCAGGTAATCAGCTTGAGATAGAAATATATCCAGAGTTCACCAGGAAAGAGGACATTCCGGAAGAAGGAAGGATTAAGGATAAAGAAACTCAAAGAAACCTGAACAATAAGAATGCCATTAAATATTGTGGAAGACTGATTATAGAGAATTTCACAAATGATGATATATGGATGACGCTTACATATGCAGAAGGGAATGAGCCAGCTTGCTGGGATGAGGCTGTAAAAAATATGACTAATTACATCCGACGGATTAATTACAGGCGCAAGAAGTTAGGTCTGCCTAAAGCCAAGTACATATATGTTACAGAGCATGATCCCGACGCAAAGGTGCGCTGGCATCATCATGTGATTATGGATGGGCTTCTTGACAGAGATGTATGTGAGAAGTTGTGGAAGTTGGGAGAGCGTTCCCAGTCAAAGCGACTTGAGGAAGATGCTTATGGTCTTGTAGGAATGGCAAAGTACATAACAAAGGACAAGCACCGACAGAAAAATGAGAAGCGGTGGAACTGCTCCACAGGACTTAGACAATTTAGGGTTCGTAAGGTTCGTTCTAAGAGAAAGGGCGGAAATGGGCGGTATGTTCCTGTAAGCAAATATATAGACACATTTGTAAGAGATAAAGCTGCAAGGGAAGCAGAAATACAAGCCTGGCATCCGGAATATTCTCTTCTGGAATCACAGGTGTATTACAACGGAGTAAATGGCATGTTTTATATAACAGCAAGACTCCGGGATTGGAGAAAAAGAGATGCAAAAGGTAGATATATACATCCAAACGACAGCTAGAGGACCAGCAGTCCGTAAGCATGTAGCATACATGTATGTCTTAAAGATAGTTATTAATGGCAAAGAGTTCATTAGAAACGGCAAGGGCACGCTTGAAAATGTTACAGAGAATCAGGCGGCACTGCAGGCAATAATACATGCACTTATGCGTTTCCATGAAAACTGTGAAATCCGCATAAATACAGAATGTGAGCATGTATTAAACAGTTGTCGAAATGCCTGGCCACAACAGTGGGAAAAGGACAGCTGGAAGAAAAAGACAGGTAAGCCGGTAAAGAATGCGGATTTGTGGCAGCAGTACTTAAATGTCAGCCGCGGTCATGTAATCAGCTGGTCGAATGATAAAGAGCATGAGTTCAGCAAGTACATGGAATATGAGCTTAAGAAGATGGAGGCGGAATGGACGAGATAAAGATAAAAAAGGAGCTGGAACGGCTTAAGTGGTTAAGAAAAGCCGCGTACATGATGCCGCCCTGTAAAACAGCGGATGAAACAAGCATCAAGGTTACTAATCTTACTATTTTGGGAGGACAGATTGCAAAGCTTGAGCGGGAATTGTATGTCTGCCAGCATCCAGAGGTAGACAATTAAGAAACAAGAACGGTGCAAAGCCGCATAAATACAGAATGGGAGTGACATTTTACTCCAAATACATCTACACGGTACTTATTCACGCACAGATTAAAAATATATCACAGTTTTATTATCTGGCAGGTTAATCCTCCCGGTCATGCTGGGAGGGGAAAGGAGAATTGATGGAAAGTATAATGCAGGACATTAAAGAATGCTTCCTGTGTAGAGAAGCAATGATTAAAAACAATAATTTTAAAAGGCTTCCATCGAATGATTTAGAGTGCCATCACATTATGCACGGTATGGCCAACAGGAAGATATCAGAGCATTACGGGCTTAAGGTATGGCTTTGTGAGGAGCATCACAGGACGGGCAAAGAGGCGGTACATAAATGCAGGGAAACAGACCTGAAGCTTATAAGAGCAGGTCAGAAGAGATTCGAGCAGCTATTCAGTCACGAGGAATGGATGAGTTTATTCATGAAGAATTATTTGTAGGAGGCAATATGAAAAAGGAAACATTGTTACAGATAGGTAGGCTGGGGCTTGCAATAGAAGATGGCGCAAATATGGTACTGGATATGTACCGCGTCAAGGAAGAACTTACAGGAGCAGATTTATTTAAGGGAGAACCGAGCGAAGACAGAAGCCATTATGCAGGATATACAGAGCTGTACAAGCTCCCAGGCATGAAAGATATAGCAGATGATGTGGCTGAATACATTAAGAACCGCTTAGGAGAAGTTATTGAGGAACACTGTAAGTCTTTAGAAGCCTGTATTTCTGCATTAGGTAACACTGTAACAGCAAAAGCAGACAAGCCGGACAGAAAGGCGAAGACACCCAGCTAAGAAACAGAATGACAAGAATGGATTCTATTGTGCAAAATGCGGCAGTTATATTTCTACACTTACGATAGATAGGACTACGTGGGGGTATAAGAAAGGCAGTAAGTATTACTGTTCGTATAAATGCATGCGAGAATCATGCAAGTAATAGGAGGTAATTATGTTTGATACATTTGGAGAATTTGATAGTGCTGAAGAAATAAATAAGGCGGCAGCAGGACAGCTTGCACAGGGAGATACACAGGCTATAAGGGATATAGCAAGAGAGAATGGTCTTGATCCGGCTGATGCAGAGGACTATATAGACGGAGAAGTATCAGAGTTGTGCAATCCACTCATGGCGGCGCTTGGAAAAATCAAGGTCGAAGAGGAGGAACTTAAGTCGGTTGAGATAGTACAGGATTGGATAAATTATATAAAAGCACAGGTTACAGAGCATCCTGATATGGCTGTAGCGGTACGCAGAAAGGGAAAGACGATAAAAGGCTGTATAGCAGAGCTTCTTAAGTGGAGCTTTAAGAATTGTTATCCGGTAGATAAGGATATTGTTAAGGCAGCAGGCGTAGGTGCTTCTGTTAAGATGGGAATCCCTGGAATGGGAAGAGCGTATGAAATCATAAAGGCTTATTACCTTGGAGGCGCGAAATGAAAAGAAAACAGATTATCGCATACGAAGGGAAAAAACCTACAGGAAAACGAAAACTGACGCTTATAGCTGATATCGTAAGTTTTGATGGTGATAAGTACCTTATTGCAGATTTGTATAGCAAGAAGGAACTCATATATCGCGAAGTATATTGTAGCACCGGAAGATTCAACTATGACTATGAAAATCAAAAAGCAGACACAAAAATCTACTGGAACAATCCCAAAAGGAGAATGTTGAAAGAGGCATATACTACAGACCAGACAGTTGCAACTGTAAAGAAATATGCAAAGTTAATAGACACAAAATATTATAGCGAAGATGCTGTTGATATGCTTGAGTCAATTGAATCGAAGGTGGATAGTATGCTAGATCTTAGAAAGAAGCAGCGGGAGAATGACGAAAAAGAGAAATTATTTGAATTACTCCCGGAAGAGCCTAGAATTCTTCAAATGTGTATAGAAAGCAAAGTAAATCAGGGGAATATTATATATTACAAAAGACATGGAATATATGCTGATTATCATTGTTGCCAGTGCGGAGAAGATTATACGCTAAGAACAGAACCATACGAAGGAATTGAACCGATACTGACATATCCCAAGCCGGAAAGATTAAAAGCTTTTGAATGCCCTAAATGTGGAGACAGTGCATTGCTTTATCAAATGGGGCATGCCAAGTGTACATACCAGAATTTCACAACATTTTTATATCAGGTGGCAGCAGACGGAACCCTGATTACAAGAATGTATGATGTATTTGTAACAAGAACACCAGAAGGGGCAAGGAACATCGGAACAACAGAGTATGAGCGTGTGTTTATGCGTCCCGGATATTGTAGAGAATATTATAGATACAATTCAGAAGACAGATGGCGTAAAGACAGAAATGTGGCACTTAGCAATGTAATAGAATTTATTGAGGTCAACTATGACTGTATAAAGGATAGCCAGATGAAGTATCTTCCAGAAGATATGTATAAAACAATATACAGTACACCAGAAAGAATAGAACGAAAGTATCTGGCCCGGTATGAGACTGTGGAAAGCTTCGCGAGATGTCCACAACTGGAGACATTATTTAAAAATGATTTTAGAAATATATGTAAGGGAATTATATGGCAGAGAGGCAGCACAAACAAGGTCAATAAGCATGTAAAGGAACTGCATGAGATATTAAGAATGACTAGGACACAATTAAAGTACTTAAAAGAAAGTGGGAAAACGGAAACTATTGGATTGCAAGAACTTGAAGCGTTCAGACAGATTGCTGATAAATACAGAATAAAAGAACAGAATTATGACATGTTATTTGAATTGTATATGAGTTCTAGCCAGACAACACTAGAATATTTGCTAAGATTTCAGAGCATTACAAAATTATGGAATATAGCACATAAGTATTTAGAAGATGACCATTTTGAGAATCTCAAGCAGATACTTACAGAATATAAAGATTATCTTCGAGAACGCGAAGATAATGGAGATGACTTAAGTAATACTGTTTATCTTAAGCCAAGAAATCTGTATGAAACATATACACGAATACGTCTGGAAGCTGAACAGAGAAAAAATGAGAAGTATATCACTGAGATGCAGCAGAAATATCCGAATATAAAGAGCAGATCAATGAAAATACCTAAGAAATATACATTTAAGCATGAAGGATTAGTAATAAGGCCAGCTATAGATGCTAAAGAAATAGTATTAGAAGGGAGAATGCTTCACCACTGTGTCGGGAGTGATAACCAGCACTATTTGAAGGACTTTAATGCAGGAAAAGGTTGGATAATGGTAATCCGGGATATAAAGGCTCCTGACACTCCATACATTACGGTGGAACTAAAAAATGACAAAATAATGCAGTGGTATGGAGAGCATGATACTAAGCCAGATAGGGAGATTATAGAGGAATTTTTAAAAGAATACAAAAAGCACATAGATAAGAAAGTGAGGAAAACAGCATGAATGAAGTGTTATACACAAAAACATTTAGTAAGTGGCAGCAGGAATTAGATACAGAGCTTGTAAAGAGTGCGGAAAGCTTTGTAAAGATAGGATATCTTCTTAAGGTTGCCAGAGATACAGATATACTTGCTAATTCTGGATATGGAAATGTTGTGGAATTTGCGAAAGCCCGTTATGGTCTTGATAAGACCCAGGTATCAAGGTTTATACATATTAACGACAGGTTCAGCGAGGACGGAAACAGTGCAGAACTGCAGGACAGATATAAAGGCATGGGATATGCAAAACTGACAATCATGCTGCAGCTTCCTGATGAAATTAATGAAGAGATAAGCGCAGATTTCTCCAAGTCTGAGATAGAAGATATCAAAAAGGAAATTGATGAGGAAAATAAGATATCTGACATTGAAGTATGGATGGAAGGTACACAGGAAGAGGCAGAAAAATATAACGAGCTTGGACAGGTTATGTATCAACTTTTGCATGATATGCCTGAACTATTTATCAAGATTGCACAGTCTTCTATAGAAACAGAAGAGCTGATGAATGTATTAGCTCCATCAGGAGAGATGATATATTCAGTGCGTATTCCGGGAACTGGCCGACTAATGTTAAGTATTAAGGTTAATACAGGAAGAATAACGATAACTAATGTGCGAAGCATGGAAAAGACAGAGTGGAACATAGAGGACCTTGCAGATTTTGTGGTAGACATACTTAGCAGAGCTGATACAGAAGATCCGGTTAAGGCATGGACGAGCATCTATAAAGAGGAATATCCGAAAAAAGCAGAAATTGCACCGGTGCAACAAGAGAAGCCAGTGCAGAGAAAAGAGAAGAAGGTGCAGAAAGCCAAGATTGAGAAACCTAAGCCCCAGTCGGTAGAAGAGAATACGGAAGAGGAACAGATACCAGGGCAGGACAGCGTGCTTAATCATCCGGAGTATTTACCGGAAAACGGCAATAATAAGGCAGATTCCACAGAAAATGTGCAGGAAACAGATACATTTGTGGATAAGCAGCAGGAAAAACCGCCATATTTTGAAAAAGTTTCTGCAGAGAAAGAAAAAACAGAGCCAGAAATGCCAACAAATGCGATAAATACAGAATGTGAGGACGAAGTAGACGCACTTGGAAACTATATGAATTGCTGGGAAGTAATATGTGATGCACATCGCAAGATTACTCTGTTTATCGAGGATTACAGCGCATCTGATACAACACCGGATAATATGCGGATAGAAGCAGCACGAATAAACGCGGTTACATTGGCGGAAGAATTAGAACACTTAAAAGCTCTGTAGACCGCATAAATACAGAATATGGAGAATGATTATGATTAAATGTGATAAAAATAGAATTGAAATAAAAGGAACACCAGTAATACTTGTTGGAGAATTAGGAACAGCAATACAGACTGTATATAGAGCAATGCTTAATACAGGTATTGATAAGGTATTTGCTGAAGAAAGAATTAAGAAAGCCTGTGAGCTGGCACTTTTAACAGATGAAGAGCAGGAAGAGGTATCGAAAGACCTTGATAAAAAAATAGATGAAAAGTTGGATAAATTGGCTAATGCAATATTAAAGGAACTTTTTGAGGGAGGTAGTAATGATGGTCAATAGAGATTGTATAATGGCTAATCTTGAGCAGAGAGACTGTAAAGGACTTAAAGAACTGTATTGCGCCAAGGAGGATAAGCCTTGCCCATTCTATAAGCCGGCTGATAAATACAATAGAGATGGCAGCAGGAAGGAGAAAACAGTTGGCATATTGCAGATGGCATGAAAAAAATTAAAAGATGTGTACGAGCATGAACAGAAACAATGTGAAGAAAATAGCAAGTATGGTATGGCATGCCATGACTTAATTGCAGACAGTGAACAAGCGGCAACAGATGAAGATAACAAAAGTAAAGCTAAAAGAATCAAGGAGACCAGCTATGGAAGATAGATATTTATTTAAAGCAAAGAAGATTGATAACGGAGAGTGGGTACAGGGGTATTTATACGGCATTTGGGAGAAAAGATATATTCTATGGGGAATGACAAATGATACCCCCAATATGATTGAAGTTGACCCATCTACTATCTGCCAGTGCACAGGTATGAAAGATAAGAATGGTAAACTAATATGGGAAAATGACATTATTGGTTATCAGGCTACATATATCATAGGTACTGGCGTAGCAGAAAGGGATTACATAGGAAAAGTTATTTGGGATCATGAAACATCTTCATTTCAAATTGCGGGGGAATTACCTGCTGAAAGCTATGAAGGCTATAAAATGCTAGATGATATGTTTAGAATTGAGAGGACTAAAGATGAGCAGAAGACGACATAAACACTTATGTGAATATACCTGTTGCGAGCAGTGTTCTAAGAGTGTGGCAGCAGACGGAACATATACATGCAATAGAAAGACGATAATAGAGAATTATATGCCAACAGAAGAATACTTCTGGTGCGATGGAGAGATGTTTATTAGGAGGGAGTATGAAAAATGAAATTAATAATAGAAATGCCAGAGGAATTTGAAATACATTTTATGCAGGATAAATTTGAAGATTTCTTTATAAGAATCATTGGGGATATGAGTAGAAATGTTCCTAGTTTATGTGGAGTTGACGAGAAGGAGATTGCTGAAATGTTTAAAACAGCATTTTTAAATAGTAAAGTAGTCAATAATGATGTCAATGAAGCTGCAGATTATCTTGAAAAAGGAAAGGAAAGAAATAAGGCTATAGAGGATTCGAAAAGGGCTGTGGCAAAGGCAATATGTATAGGGTGCGGATATCTCAAAAGTACAGAATGTACATATGCTGGCCAGAATTGTGGAACTAGCAAACCAATGTTAGAAGTAGCCATGAAAGCATTAGATAAATTAAAGGCAGGTGATTCATAATGCTAATATTGCCAATCAAGAAAAAATGGTTTGATATGATTCTTTCAGGTGAGAAGAAAGAAGAGTATCGGGAAATAAAACAATATTACGAAACAAGATTCCAGAATCTGTTCGGAGCAATAACTATATATCCATCAAGTATCTTTTCAGATAGAAGCAAATATGAGTTATTGCAGGGCGAGGCAGTACCAGAGGAGATAAGGAAAGACAGCATTCAGGAGATTATTTTCCGTAATGGATATAGCAAGGATTCTAAAGCAATAAAAGCAAGATGCAGATTAAGGATTGGAAAAGGGAGACCAGAGTGGGGAGCTGAACCAGATAAGCAGTATTATATTTTGGAAATCTTGGATAAGGAAAAACTGGCAGCAGATGAGAAGAGGGTAGGTGATGAACAACTTGAAAAATAACAATATTAAAGACCTTCTTAAGCAGTACAATGACTTGGTTAAGGAGAAACAGGAAATACAGGCCGCGATTGATAAGATACAAAGAGAATTGGATAAAATGGAAGCTGAAGGATATACGGAAAAGGATAGCGTTACCGGTGGAGATGGAGGTAAGCAGCATTTTGTTGTAGAAGGCTTCCCTTATCCGGCATATTCACGGAAGAGAACACTTCTTTTAGTGCGACAGCGGCAGCAGATAGACATTAAAGAGAAGATAGATACGCAGATAAACCTCATAGAACAATGTATTAATCAAATTGACAATAGCAGAATGCGGAGGCTTATAACATTAAGATACATAGAAGGTTTATCTTGGGTGCAGGTAGCAAGAAAGATGGGAAAACACCACACAGCAGATAGTTGTAGAATGGCAGTAGAAAGATTCTTATCAAAAATTTAAAGTTTGTTCGCTCTGTTCGTTTTGTCTGTGTTAATATCTAAACTGGACATGATGGACAGCATGATTTCTCCATTATTAAATATTAATACCCCGGTAAGACACTGGCTTAAGGCTGGTGTCTTTTTTGTATGCTAAGAAAGGAGCTGATTGTGTGAGATTAACAGATAAACAACGGAAATTCTGTGATGAATACCTTATAGACCTTAATGCCACACAAGCGGCTATTAGGGCGGGGTATACAGAAAAGTATGCAAATACAAATGCATCAAAATTACTACAAAATACTACAATTTCACAGTACATAGGAGAAAGACAAAAAGAACTATCACGCAAGACAGAGATTACTCAGGAGCGAGTAATTAGAGAATTGGCACTGATAGCTTTTTCTAATACAGCAGATTATGCACATGTAGTTGAAAAGAAAATGAAAGCCGAAGTAGGCGGTATACTTGTAGATATACTGAATGAGGACGGCAAACCTGCTACATACAGGACTGTAGAGCCAGTATTGACAGAAGAGCTTACAGAAGAACAGAAGCGTGCCTTAGCTGTTATTAAGAAAGGACGAGATGGATTGGAGGTCAAGCCATGTGATAAGGTAAGGGCGTTGGAGCTTCTTGGCAAGCATCTTGGTATGTTTACAGACAAGATAGAAGCTAATATTAATGATTCTGTAAAGAATGAGCTTGCAGAGCTTCTTGCTCAGCGTAAAGCAAGGGGTGAGCCTGATGCTTCTAAGTGATAAGTATTGGGATTACATAGATACACCGGCAAGAGCAGAATTCCTTGAAGGTTCTACTGCATCAGGAAAGACAACAACGGTTGCTGTGAAGTTTATCATGAATGTAGCAGAATCAGATATGAAGCTACATGTTATAGCCGGTAATACGACAGGTGTTATCGAGAAGAATATTATAAATGCTGATATGGGATTGCTTCAGATATTCCCTAATTTGGAATACTGTGGAAACGGTGATAAAGAGAATAAACTTCCACATATTAAATTCAAAACTGGCAGCAGTACCAAGATAATATATATTCTTGGCTATGATAATGCCAGTAAGTGGAAGAACGCCTTAGGTTCACAATTTGGATGTGTATGGGTAGATGAGTGCAACACAGCTAATATAGACTTCATACGAGAGATATTCGGACGAAGTGAATATTTTGTTGGCACTCTTAATCCAGATGCACCTACATTACCCATATACAGCGAATATATTAATCACGCAAGACCGATTGATAAGTATAAGGCAGATGTGCCGGAAGAGATATGGAAGGACCTTAACGGTTGTGAACCTATTAAAGACTGGGTATATTGGTTCTTCACATTTGAAGATAATATATCCATGACACCAGAGAAGATAGAACAGAAAAAAATGAGCTATCCTCCCGGTACCAAGATATATAAAAACAAGATATTGGGATTAAGAGGCAAGGCTACAGGCCTTGTCTTTTCTAATTTCTGCAGGCGGCATGTTATTACTAAAGAACAGGCTAAGGCATTTATTAAGCGAGAATATGACGATAAGCAGACAGAATGGTTTGTAATATATACAAGCGGTCTTGATACGGCATATTCAACCAAGAGTCCTGATACTATTGCTATGTCATTTATGGGAATAACAAACAAGGGCAAGCTAATAGTGCTAGACGAAAAGGTATATAACAATGCGGAACTTGATATACCAATAGCTCCAAGTGATACAGTAAGGAATTACATAGACTTCCTGGAACGCAACAGAAAAGAATGGGGCGGCATGGCAAAGAACACCTTTATTGATAACGCTGATCAGGCAACAATAACAGAATTTGCCAAGTATAAGAGAGAACATCACGAATGCCTGTATATATTCAATAATGCGTACAAGAAAGTAACAATAATAGACAGAATAAACCTGCAGCTTGGCTGGATGTCCTTTAACGACGAAAAGGGCAAAGAACCAAGTTATTATGTTGTAGATACATGCACGAGCTACACAGGGGAACTGCAGGTATACAGTTGGCTGGAAGATAAAGACTGTGAGCCGGAAGATGGAAATGACCACATGGTAAACAGTACGCAATATGGCTGGATACCATACAGAGACAAAGTTGGAGTAGAGAACAGATAGGAGAGTGAGAGAGGTGAATATATTTAGTACAATGGCAGATAAAGTAAGACAGGGAATAAAAACATGGTTAAGAATCCAGCCGGCACAGAACGGCTCATTTAACATTCAGGAAACACTGGACTATGAAGGAAATGCTATAAAAAACAGAATATGGTATCGCGGAGAGAGCGAGGAGCTGACACAGTTGTATCAGCAGATAGCTGGAGACAAGACGCGTTTCTGGGCTGCAAGGTGTACACCGGGAATGGAGATGAGGAAAATCCATGTGGGAATTCCAGCGATGCTTGTAGATATGCTTTCAGCGATAGTAGTTGGAGATATGAATGATATAGATGTAGATGCAAAGTTAAAAGATGAATGGCAGCAGATAGAAGCAGATAACAAGTTTAAAAAACTTGTTAAGAAGGCAATAACAGAAACACTGTACATAGGTGATGGAGCATTTAAAGTGTCGTTTGATACAAATATCAGTCAGTATCCGATTATAGAATTTTATCCCGGAGATAAAGTGGAATATGTGTATAACAGAAGCAGAATAACAGAGATAGTGTTTAAAACTGTATATTATGTCAAATCAAAAGAATATGTTCTTTGTGAACATTACGGAATGGGTTATATAACATATGAACTGCTGGATGGAAACAGAACGGTTGATGATATGTCAGTCATACAAAAGCTTGCAGGGTTAAAGCCGGTCACATGGCAGGATAAATTCATGATGGCGGTGCCGCTTATGTTTTATGAATCAGCCAAATATGAAGGCAGAGGCAAAAGCATATATGATGGCAAGATAGATTGCTTTGATGCACTAGATGAAGCATGGAGTCAGTGGATGGAGGCGCTAAGGCTTAATAAGACAAAAGAGTATATACCACTTAATATGCTTCCGAGAAATCCGAACACAGGAGAAGTGCTCATACCTAATGCGTTCGATAATATGTATATCCAGATAGAAGCATCCATGACAGAGGGAGCTGCTAACAAGATAGAGCGGGAACAGAGTAATATTCCACATGAAAGCTACCTTGCAACATATATAACAGCATTAGACCTGTGCCTGCAGGGAATTATGTCACCTTCCACACTGGGAATCGATGTAAAGAAACTGGATAATGCGGATGCGCAACGTGAAAAAGAGAAAGCAACGCTCTATAGCCGCAATAATATAGTCGAACAGCTTCAGGAGGTATTACCGAAGCTGATAGATATAATCTTTAAGTCTGTTAACACAATGAATAGGGCAGCAGTTGAAGATATTGAAGTAGATGTGACATTTGGTGAGTACGCTAATCCATCATTCGAGAGTCAGGTTGAGACAATCAGCAAGGCAAAGCAGGGTGGCATCATGAGTATAGAGGCTTCAATTGATGAACTGTATGGAGATACAAAGGACCAGGAATGGAAGGATGAAGAAATAGCCAGATTAAAAGCGGAACAAGGCATATCAGATATGACAGAGCCTAATCTTAATATGGATGCAGGAGATTTTGGAGTAGGTACAACAGAACAGTGAGGTGACTTATGGCACTTAACACAGAATATGATATAGAGAAAGCCTTCCGCGCCATAGAAGATGAGCTGATAGCTTCAATGATGAGAAATCTCGAAGGACATAGGGCAGAAGAAATAGAAGAAGGATATAATTGGACGCAGTGGCAGGTAGAACAGCTTAAGGCGCTTGAGAAATATAAAGCACAGAACAAGAAAATGTTTTCGTCGAAGTTCAGTGATATCAATGATTCTATAGATGCAATGATATTTGCAGCCAGACAGGAAGGCGGAACAGAACAGGAGCAGAAAATATTAAGAGCATTAAAGAAAGGGTTGAAAGCATCTAAGGTGTCGCAAGGCGCTGAGGGTGCTTTTTTCAGACTCAATACAAGAAAACTTAATGCCCTGATTAAAGCAACGAAGTCAGATTTTAGCAGGGCAGAAAAAGCAATGCTTAGAATGTCGGAGGATAAATATCGACAGATAATATTTGATGCTCAGGTCTATGCAAATACGGGTGCAGGAACATATGAGAAGGCGGTTGATATGGCTACTAAGGATTTCCTTAAGGCAGGCATTAACTGTATAGAATATGCAAATGGCGCAAGGCATACCATGAAAGACTATGCCAAGATGGCAATTCAGACAGCGTGTAAGCGTGCATATCTGACCGGAGAAGGCGAAATGAGACAATCATGGGGAATTAGTACAGTTATCATGAATAAGCGTGCTAATGCCTGTCCTAAATGTCTTCCGTTTGTTGGAAAGATTCTCATAGATGATGTGTGGAGTGGAGGTAAGGCATCTGATGGTCCTTATCCACTTATGTCTTCTGCTATGGCAGCAGGGCTTTACCATCCTAACTGTAAAGACATACATACAACATACTTTCCTGAACTTGATGATGAGCCTGATAGCAAGTTTTCCAAGAAAGAGCTTGAGCAGGTTAAGGAAGATTACAAGCAGGACCAGAAGCAGCAGTATGCAGGCAGGATGATTGAGCAGTTTGATAGGCTGTCTAGGTATTCCTTAGACTCAGATAACAAGAAAGTGTATGCGGCGAGGAAGAAACAATGGGAGAATGTAGTTGCAAATGGACAGAAGAATGATAAAATAAAATTAAAAGATAGTATCACTAACACGAATACAAAAATAGAGTCTCTTAAGAAAGAATTTAGCGACATGACAGAAGGATACTCTTATGATGACTGGTTCAAAGAGTTTGATTCTATAGTAGATGGCTTTGGAGATGTATCTGAGGATGATTTGGTTGATAAACTAAAGGATTTAGATACTCAAATAAAGAAATTTGAAAAACAAAAGAATAAGCTATTGATTCAGAAAGAAAAGAGAAAACAGTTAAATACTGGATATAGTGGTAAAGTTCCGGATAATGAGCTTGATAAGTTTAATAAGAAAGCACTTGAACAGATTAAGTCAGATACAGGGTATTCGGATGAAAAAGCAAAAGAACTTCAAGAGGCGCTTAAAGAGTATTTTGGTGGTGATTATACATCAATTCTAAATGGAGAAACTGAAACAGCTAAAACAATTAGAGATGGAATTGACAGAATGCCAGCATACGAAGGTAGTATAAGCAGAGGAATGACATTGAACAATTCAGATGTTAGAATGTTTATCGATTTAAAAAAAGGTGATGAAATACCAAGAAGAGGTGTAATAGAAAGCTGGACAAGTAACAAGGGTACTGCCATTGGATATGGTGGAATAAGCGATTATGAGAGAAGTTCTGTTATACTTGAATGTGAGAAAAACGAAACGGCTGTTGGCGTGCAGCATTTATCTCTGTTTGGGACTGATGAATCAGAGGTTTTAAGTAGTTCAAAGTATGAAGTAGTTGAAGTGATAAAGGAAAGCAAATATGATTATTTATCAAAACATAGGGAGTATCTATATTTTCCAGAGGATTTAGAAGATTCTAGTGGAGTATTAAAGGAGAATGTTGTATGCGTAATCAAAGTGAAAGAGAAAGTATAATACAATATACGAATCATTTAATAGAACAAAACAATGATGAAATTAAGAGTCTAAAGTCACGGCTTGATAAAATAATCAGTAATGATGAGCAAAGGAAGATTTTAGAAAATATTGAAGAATTAAATCAGTATAATCGTAGATTGACATTGAGATTAGAAGAACCTATGCTTAGCATGATTATAGAATATAAAGAGTTGCTGCAAAAGGGAAGAGAAGCAACTACGCAGGAGCAGCGTGAGTATTATTCTGAATTATCACACAAGAAACATCAGGAAATGTTGATGGAAGAATTTGGTGGAGATAAGAACATAGGGAGATTTAATAGTATTTAATTTGTTGAGAGTGTAATTTTGAAGAAAAATAAAATTTGAAAAGAAATTGAAGGAGGCAGCAAGGTGATAAAGAAACTAAAAGATGCAAGAACAAAATTCGTGAATCATTTTAAATATTCTCCAGAGTTCCCTCCTGATTTATATTTTGACCAAGAAGAATATGTTGAATTATTGTTGAAATGCATAGAAGATGATTTTGATTATACAATTGAGAAATATGGAACAGTAGTGCCAAAGAAAATGCCAAGACCAGAAATAATATGGGATTAACAGCCACCAGTCGAGAGATTGGTGGTATTTTTATACCCAATTTTAAGAAAGAGAGGATTTAAAAATGAAGGATTATATTGGAGTAAAAGTGGTGGCAGCAGAGCCAATGAGCAGGGGCGAATACAATGAATACAGAGGGTGGAAGATACCAAGTGACGAGAATCCAGAAGATGAAGGCTATCATATAAGATATTCTGATGGATATGAAAGTTGGTGTCCTAAGAAACAATTTAATGAAGCGTATAGAAAATGTGACAATATGACATTTGGAATTGCTATTGAGGCCATGAAAAAAGGTAATAAGGTAGCAAGAAGAGGTTGGAACGGAAAAGGAATGTTTGTTGTATATCAGAAAGCATATCCGAATGGAATCCCCTGCAATAAGCAAACAGCGGAAGCATGGGGGTTAAACGAAGGCGATTTGTTTATATGTAACCCATATTTTCAGATAAAAAATGTGGATGGTTCACATTCAATGTGGGTTCCAAGTATTAACGATTGTCTCGCTGAAGATTGGATTATAGTAGAATAGTCCAAAGTTGCACTAGTGCAACACAATTTAATATTAGTTATTAAGCACACATGGCAAATAAGCTGTGTGTGCCTATTTTTTTTATGCCCAAAACTTAATGGCACTAAACTTTAGGAAAATGCCGACGGGCGGTAAACGGAAAGGAGACAGGTATGAGAAAAACATTACCTATTAATCTACAGCTCTTCGCAGATGGCGGAGATGGTAACGGCGACCAGAACGCTGGAGGAGACAATGGACAGGCAGGACAGCAGAGTGGTCAGAATAATCAGCAGACAGCTGGTGTTGATTATGACAAGATACAGGCAATGCTGGATAATGCAACGGCCAAGAAAGAAAATGCTGTGCTTAAAAGCTATTTCCAGCAGCAGGGATTATCAGAAGATGAGATAAGTCAGGCTATTGCAACATTTAAGCAGAATAAGCAGCAGCAGACAGAACAGCAGCAGAACGCTAATGCTAATCTTCAGAATGAAGTGGCAGCAGCACAGAAGGTTGCTGAACAGGCTCAGATTGAACTTGCGGCTACAAAGGTAGCAATGACGCTTGGTATTAATGCCAAGACACTCCCATATGTACTTAAGATGGCTGATTTCAGTAAGGCAAAGGACACAGATGGGAAAATATCAGAGGACAATGTTAAAGCTGCACTTGAGCAGGTTATCAAAGATGTACCTGCACTTAAGCCGGTACAGGAAGGCAATGCTGGTTTTCAGATTGGTGCAGGACAGCAGAATAACGGACAGCAGTCCTCTACAGGTAACAATGTAAATGTTCCAACAAAGAGATGGAACAGATTTAATTAAGAAAGGTTAAAAGGGTAAAACAATATGCCAAATTTGAATTACGCAGAACAGTGGAGTCCGGAATTATTAGCAATTCTTATGCAGGGCACACTTACATCACCATTTATTACAAGTAATGTCAGATGGTTAGATGCAAAGACATTCCACTTTACTCAGATGAGTGTAAGCGGTTATAAGAATCACAAGAGATCAGGCGGATGGAACACAGGAGAATATAACCAGAAAGATGTTCCTTACACAGTAACACATGACAGGGATGTACAGTTCATGGTTGACAAGGCAGATGTCGATGAGACCAATCAGACAGCATCTATTCAGAATATTTCACGCATCTTTGAGCAGACACAGGTTGTACCTGAGACAGATGCATTATTTTTCAGTAAGGTTGCACAGGCTGCACAGAATACAGAATTATATCATTCTGAAACTTCTGCTACAGAATACACAACAGAGAATGTATTTGCTAAGCTTAAAGCTATTCTGGCAGCAGGAAAACTTAGAAGATACAAGGCAAATGGAAGCCTTATCATGTATGTGTCTTCTGACATTATGGATAAGCTGGAAATGTCAAAGGAATTTACACGCAAGATTGAAATGACACAGATTGCAGAAGGCGGTCTTGGCATTGAGACTCGTGTTACTGATATTGATGGCGTGACACTTATGGAAGTTGTGGATGATGAAAGATTCTATGACAGATTCGATTGGGATGTTGCAGAGGGCGGCTTTGCTCCGATTAAGTCAAAGTATGCCATAACAACTGATACAGATGTAGCAGAAGGAAAGACATACTACACTAAGAGCGACAGCACTTATACAGTTGTGGCAAAGCCTACAAAGACTAATATAGCCACATATTATGAAAAGACTGTTCAGGGCTCACGCAAGATTAATGTGCTTGTTGCATGTGGCCAGACATGTAAGACAGTACCTAAGATTTCATCAATCTATTACTTTGCACCAGGAGCACATACAGAAGGAGACGGATATCTTTATCAGAATCGCCAGTTAAGTGATACATTTGTATTCCCTAATGGCAAGGACGGTAATGTCGATTCTGTATTTGCTGATGTAGATCCTGCAGAAGAGATTGCAGAGTAAGCCTATGGTATATGCAAGTAAAGAGCAATACCTTAGCGAGCATAGACTTATCCCAGATGAGCAGATAGAACGAAGATTAAAACAGGCGAGCCGGCATATCGACTCGCTTACTTTTAATCGTATAACATCAAGAGGATTTAATAATCTGACAGAGTTCCAGCAAGGCATACTGATAGATGCGTGTTGTGAGATGGCTGATTTTGAATATGAGAATGAGGACATGATTAATTGTGTCTTACAGAACTATTCTTTAAATGGAGTATCTATGCAGTTTGGCAGCAGTTGGAATGTTCTTATACAGAATGGAATTGCTGTAAAGCGTGACACATACCAGATACTTTGTCAGACAGGTTTGTGTTGTTTAAGTCTGGGGGTGTGAGTATGAAGTACCCATGTTTAATATTAAAGAGCATGTGTAAGACAGAAATACATCTTGAGATAGAACAGGAAGGCAGGAATGTCTATGGAGAGCCTCTTGAGCCTGTTATATGGGATGGCTTATGTAACTATCAGGACAGCGGCAAGACCGTATTAACGGCAGAAAAGGTTCTTATACAACTTGAAGGATGTACTTTGATACCAGGAGATATTGCACCGGAGCTTCCGGTAATTACCGAAGGTGATATAACGGTGTTAGGTGTAACACGACATATATACAAGGGTACAAAGTGCCGTAATCCGGATGGTACGGTTAATTATGTAAGATTGGATGTGATGTAATGGCTAGGAATGTGAAATCTACAGTGAAGCTTAATATGCCTATGGTAAGGAAGCTTACGGCAGCAGCAAAAGTGTCAGTTGCACAAACAGCAGAAGCAATACACACAGATGTTGTTCAGAGTCAGGTTATACCGAGGGATACTGGAGCATTACAGAATGAAAGCACATTTGTTGATTTATCTGATATAGATCAGGGAAAAGCATATCTTGTGTCTAGCACACCATACGCCAGACGGCTGTATTATCATCCGGAATACAACTTCCATCAGACGCCGTGGACAGATGAAAGCGGCAAGAAACATGAAGGAAATGCAAATGCTAAAGGCAGATGGCTTGATGACTATATGAAAGGTGGTAAAAAGCAGGATTTTGCACCTAAAGCATTTGGAAAGTTTTATAAAAAGAATGCGGGGTTGTGATGTTAGGATGTTAGGAATAGGTGATGTGAGAGACCTTATAGCAGGTCTTGGAATAGCGGCTGATGACCATGTATATTGTGGAAAGCTTGATGATAAGAAAGATAAGAGCATAGGTGTATACCATCTTAACAGGGGAGATAATGTTCAGATGGCTGTTGGGGGTATACAGAACAGCTCTTACGCTGTCAAATCCATAAGTATACTGGTTCATTGGAATAAAAGTGTCAGGGAGACTGAAAAAGTCTCACAGGAGCTTTACGACAAGCTCAGAGATATGAAACATGTAAACATTAATGACACAAATATTCTTTTTACAGAAATGTTAGTATCAGCACCGATTGAGGCTGATACAGATGATAAAGGAATATTTGAAATGGTCATAGAACTTAAATTTTGTTATGAAAGGTAGGTAGAAGTATGTCACAGAATACAAAGATAGCTGGGTATAACGCGGAAGCTACACCATTAACAGGGGTTAATCCGGTACATAAAATTCAGTTTGGAGTATGTATAACTGGAAGAAAGAATTCGGACACGCCAGAAACAGTAGAAACTAAGATCGTAAAAGATGCAGAGAGCTTAAGTATATCTGTAGATGGAACCATTGAGGAATGGAATCCAATGGATCAGGCTGGCTGGGTAAGAAGGCTCATGACAGGTAAGTCACTTGGTATGTCTTTCGGCGGTAAGCGTAACTATGGAGATGAAGGAAATGATTATGTAGCAAGTCGATTTATGAAGACAGGTCAGGATTGCAATACATGGGTGTCTATTATATTCCCTAATCTTGATCAGCTTCTTGTACCTGCAGTAATCGATGTAAAATCTCTTGGTGGAGATGCTACAAGTATTGATGCGCTTGAATGGGATGCAAATTCGGATGGAAAGCCAACATATATAGCATATGTAGCAGCTTAAAGAAAGAGAGGATTTGAATAATGGCAAAGACAGATTTTAAAGTAATAGATATATCTATGAAGATTACAAACCAGTTACCTATGATTCGTATTACAGAAGATTTGGCTGTTACTGTTAATAACAGAAAGAGTACAATTCTTAATATACAGGCTATGGCACAGGAAGCAGAAAACAAGGAAAACAAGGATGATATGGCATTTATGATTAAAGGCCTTGAAATGCTTGTAGGAAAAGATGCTTCAGATAAGATTGAGGCATTAGATCTTCCTATTCCTGAATATAAGGAAATGTATAATACAATCATGCAGGTTGCTATGGGAACGTACGGCGAGGAGCAGACACCCTCAGCATAATGAGGTATATTATGATATATGGGATGATTGGGAGCTGATAGAAGCCAGCTTCCTGTCCCAGTATGGCATACGATTGCGAACAGAAGATGATATGTCATGGGCTGAATTCTGTTCTTTATTGTCAGGAATAATGCCTGAAACACCACTCGGAAGAATTGTAGGAATCAGAGCAGAAAAAGATCCTAAGGTTATAAAGGAGTTCACTAAGGAACAGAAGAAAATCCGTAATGACTGGATATTAAGAAGAAATAGAAAATTGATGGAAGATTCTGCAAATTACAATAAGTATTGGAGTGACTTCCAAAATTGGGCTAAGACCGCTTTCTCTAAGTAGAAAGTGGTCTTTTTAAATGCCGGAAAGGAGGGAGTATGTCGGATGTGGTAGGACAGATAGCTCTGGAACTTGGCATAGACAGTTCACAGATAGTTAATCAGCTTACAGGTGCTTCCAATAAGGCAGCTAAGCAGGCAACATCCATCTTTTCTGGTATGGGAAAGAAAATAGCTGGAGCTTTAAGCATAGCAGCATTCGCTAAATTCACAAAGGACTGTATAGAAGTTGGTTCAAATGTAACAGAAGTACAGAACGTTGTAGATACAGCATTTGGAGATTTAAGCCATCAGGCTGATTTATGGGCTTCTAACGCCATGACTAATTTCGGACTATCTGAATTATCTGCTAAGAAGTACATGGGTGTATTTGGCCAGATGAGTAATGCAATGGGTATTACAGGACAGGCTGCACTTGATATGGCAGAAGATGTTACCGGATTAACAGGTGATGTTGCATCATTTTACAATTTGAGTACAGATGAAGCATATACAAAGCTGAAATCCATCTGGACTGGTGAAACAGAGACACTTAAGGACCTGGGTGTTGTAATGACTCAGACGAACTTAGACCAGTATGCACTTAATAATGGCTTCGGTAAGACTACAGCGAAGATGACAGAGCAGGAAAAAGTAATGCTCCGTTATCAGTATGTTACTAGTGCACTGTCCAATGCCACAGGAGACTTTGTTAAGACACAGGATTCCTGGGCAAATCAGACGCGAATTTTATCACTCAGATTCGAACAGTTAAAGGCTTCTCTTGGTAAAGGCTTCATAGCATTGTTTACACCTATTCTGCGTGGCTTTAACAACTTGCTGGCAGGATTACAGAAGGTTGCAGATGGCTTTGCCAGCTTTGTGCAAATGCTCACAGGAGCAGATGTATCAACCTCTATGGGTTCGATAAGTTCGGATATAGCTGGTATAGGAGATGATGCATCCAGCGCAGCGGATAATGTAGGTGATATAGGAAGTGCAGCCAAGAAGACTGCTAAAGATATAGAAAAGTCGCTTGCAGGCTTTGACCAGATAAATAAGCTGACAGAGCCAACAGATGATAGTTCTGATTCAAGCGGTAGTACAGGTGGAACATCTTCAGGAATCGGAAGTGTTGACCTTGTACCAGATGTGAGTGGAAGTACATCTAATGCAACATCTGCAATTAGTGATTTTGTAAATAAGGCAAAGAAAGAATTAGATAAACTCCGCAAATGGAGTGTATCGACATTTTCTCCATCTATGTCAAGAATATGGGATGGACTTACAAAAAATACAGATACAGCCAAGAAAAACTTAACAAGTGCGTTTAATGATATAAGAGCATTAGGACCGCCGTTGTTAAATTATTTTAATGGTCCATTTACAAATTATCTTGTAACATGGGTCGATACTAATGGCAGTATATTAAATGGATTATTTGATAGCTTTAATACAGTCTTTTCGGATGTATGGAATAAAGCAGCATATCCTATACTTGCAAATTTTGTTTCTGTTGGATTACCAATGCTGACGGATTTTGCATCCCAGACGTTATCTTTAAATGGAACAATATTTGATACATTTAAAGCATCTTGGAATTCTTTATGGAGCGAAGGTGTAAGTCCAGCCATTGAATCTATATCAAATGTATGGATTGGCTTGGTTAATACAATGGCAGGGGCATGGAACGAATGGGGAGAGCCGATATTTACTGGAATAAAAGCGGCTGTTAAGACTACCGGAGATGTATTCTTAGATATTTGGAATAATATGCTTCAGCCAGTCTGGGAGAATGCTTTAGATGTAATTGATAGAGTATGGAGTGAACATTTACAGCCACTGCTGGCCAATTTCTTGGATTTTGTTGGTGAGATAGTTACATGTGCTACGACAATATATAACAACTTTATTGCACCTGTAGTTGGATTTTTATCTGAACTATTAGGACCAATATTTATAGCTATATTTGATTCTATAGGGAATAAGGTTGGAGTTGTCGTTGGAACCATAGCTGATTTAATGAACGATACAATTACTGTATTTAAAGGAGTTATACAGTTTATTAAGGGTGTTTTCTCTGGTGACTGGGAAGGCGCTTGGAATGGTATAGTTACGGCTTTTGATGGCATATTTAGCGGTATTGCTGATATTGCTAAAGGGCCTATTAATATGGTAATTGGATTTATTAACGGACTGATTACAGGTGTTCAATCTGGCATAAATGCAATAGTAAGGTCTGTAAATAAGCTTAGCTTTAAAGTACCAAACTGGGTACCTGGTATAGGTGGCGAAGATTTTGGATTCCATTTACCGGAAGCCGACTTCTCCAAGATTCCATACCTTGCACAAGGTGGATATGTTAAGCCAAACACTCCACAGCTTGCCATGATTGGCGATAACAGGCATCAGGGCGAAGTTGTAGCACCTGAGGATAAATTACTTGATATGGCACAGAAGGCAGCTGCTATGGCATCCAGTGCAGAACTGCTGGCAGAAGCCATAAGTATTCTTAAACAAATACTTAAGATACTGGAGGCACTGGACCTTGATATACAGCTAGATGGAAAGAGCCTAAAAAAATATGTGGTTGATAAGATTAACGAGCATACAAAGCAGACAGGAAAATGTGAGATTATAACTTAACAAGGATGTGATGAATTGATACTGAGATGTGACGGGCAGGAGCTTCCGGCTCCTGTGTCCATCAAGGTGGATGATGAGATTATATGGTCTTCTTCTACAGGACGAGCACTTGACGGAACAATGTTGGGTGATGTTGTCGCTGAAAAGAAGACCTTATCTATTAATTGGGGAATATTGAAGGAAGATGAGATGGCACTTATTAAGAACAAACTCATCGCCGGATTCTTTCCAATAACATTCCATGACGATGGACAGGATATAACAATAACAAGCTATAGAGGTACATTGAGTAAAGAGGTGCTGGGTGATATAGGGGACGGTAACTATTACTACAGAAGTGCCAGTGTATCTATAATACAGCAGTAAGGAGCAGAACATGAAAAAAACAATGACTATTAAACAGATTGATAATAGTGCAACAATGCTTAAGAATTTACAGGGCTTAAGAAAGCATTGGCCTGTAAAAGTAAATTATGCAATTGCAAAGAACCTTAAGACATTGTTAGGAGAAGTAGATATTTTTGTTACACAGAGAACTGAAGTAATACAGAACAATGTGCTTAAAGATGAAAATGGGAATGCTGTCATGGATGGAGATTCTTACCAGTTCCCAGGAGGTAAAGAGCAGGAAGTTGTAAAAGAGATTGATGAGATGTACAACATGGAAACGGATGTTGATGTACATATGATTAAGATGGAAGACATATCTGTATGTGATTCTGACAGCAGATACGATGGAACTACATTAGAGGATATTGCAGCCATTGAATTTATGATCGAGGATTAAGCCTATGTATAATAATGTATCAGAGCAATTTGCAACAACGATTAGATCGCCATCGCGGACATTTAACCTGCGATTAAAGATAAATGGTAAGTGGATTAATGCCGGATTTAAAAAGATGAGCTATGAGACCGCTTCCACATCTGATGAGGGTATACAGATAGGTTCGGCTGTTGCAGCTAAGATAGAGATAACCATTAAGAGAATAGATGAGCTGTTTGAGAATACAGAGATACCGATAGAGATAGGATTAAAACTGCCAAGTGGGAAGTATGAATATATTCCACTTGGCTTTTTTACTGCAGAACATCCAACGCTTGACCAAGCAACCACAACATTTACGGCTTACGACAGAATGATGAAGACCACAGGTGTATATGTATCTGAATTGACATATCCTGCAAGTGCAGAATCTGTTTTAAAAGAGATAAGTACTGGATGTGGCGTTCCCTGTAATGTATCTGGCTTGAATGGAATAACTATTGATACTGCACCGGTAGGATATACATATCGTGAGGTTATCGGATATATCGCTTCTTTAGCTGGAGGTTTTGCTTGCGTAGACAGAACTGGAACAATTGTTATTAAGTGGTATGAGGATAATGGCTATACGATAAATGAATCCCGGATAATGACATTTGAAAATAATGAGAGTGATTACCATTTAGATTATCTCACATGTAATGTTGACAGTAATACTTCTTTTACAGCAGGAAGTGGAACTTTGGGAATAATATTTGATAATCCGCTTATGACAGAAGAAAAGCTTAACTCTGTGTATAAGAAAGTAAGAGAATTTGCGTATAGAGGCGCAAGCTTAAAGACGCTGGGAGATATTCGACTGGATCCATGGGATATTGTAACTGTTGAAGAATTAGGTGAGACTTATAAGGTTCCGATTATGAATATAACTCAGGAATATGATGGCGGTCTTGCTATGACTATTACAGCTTATGGCAAAACAGAAACTGAAACAGAGACAGATTATAAAGGACCATCTACTAAGCTTGCAGAACGAACATATGCGGAAATGATGCTTACTAAGGAACTGGTTGCTAAAAAGGTAGATGCAGAATGGGTTAAGGCTAATACTGTACAGGCAGAAACGGTAGTAGCTATAAATAATGAACTAGAGAATATCCGGAATAATTATCTGAAATCTAATATTGCGGAGATTAAATATGCAACGATAGAAAGTCTAAAAGGTGTTTCCGGAGAATTTGAACAGTTCAAGACGAATGATTTTACTGCGATAACAGGAAAGGTTAAAGACCTTACTGTTGGAGTAGAAAAAGTAAATACGCTGATGTTTGGCTCTGCCACAGGCGAAAGCATTACTACAGATTTTGCCAATAGTGTTATTAGCATGATAGGTACAGCGCAGATCAAGGACTCTATGATAGATTCTTTAGATGCAAAGAAAATAAAGGCCCTGGACATTGATACCACAGATGTTGCAGTACATAGCAAAGACGGTTTGAGTAGATGGTCTGATAATACGATACAGATAAGTGATTCTAAGCGTGTTCGCGTTCAGATAGGTAAAGATACATCTGGAGACTATAACATGTATGTGTGGGATGTAAAGGGCAACCTGATGTTTGACGCGCTAGGTCTTACAGAACAGGGAGTTCAACGTGAGATTATCCGTAATGACATGGTAAAAGAGGATGCTAACATATCTGCCGGGAAACTGGATATAGAAAGCCTTTTTAATGTTATTAACAATGATGGCACACATACGCTTAAGAGCAACAAGATATATCTGGATGATGCAGCACAGACACTTAATGTTCTTCTGCAGAATATAAAGAGTGGTTCTGGCAAGGATTATAACCAGTGGGGAAGCTTATTAAAGCAGTCTGATGATTTTATAACACAGAAGCTTTGGTGGACTGAGAACATAGACGGAACCAGCGTTAAGGAAAAGTTTTCTAATGTAAACCAGACATTGCAGGAATACAGCGTGAGCCTATCTAATCTGGCCAAGTACGACGATGAAATATACTTGATATCTTATGAGCCAACAAATGGTAATTATCCTGCTTGGGATTGGTGTGTTCCTGTTTATCCATCAGATACACAGTTTCCACGCGAAGAAACATGGCAGTATAACGATACTGAGTGGGATAAGTATATTGGAAAGGTTGCTTACTGGGAAAACGAAGGAAGAGCATGGCGGTTTGTTCGTAATGAGGACGGAAGCCATGGTTGGAAAGAGATTCCGAATTCGGAAACAGCTTATATGTTGAAGCAAAATTCTGCATTAAGAATCAATCTTGAAAGCATAAGTAGCAGTTTGTCATTAACTCAACAGGATTTAAAGGGCAATTACACAAAGACAGAACAGCTTGACAATTATATAAAACAGCTAATTACAGACGACACAACTGAAACAAGCATTGTACTAAGTGGCGAGTATGCTACCAAAAGTTATGCTGATAAAGTTGGTACTGACGCAATAGCAACAGCGGGAAGTAATACGAACAAAATACTTGAAAGCTATTCCACAACAGCAAAAATCATTAGTGAGATTAATCCTGGAAGCACTTCGATTTCAGCGGCAGTAACAGCAAAGCTTGGGGAGTACGCAACATCTGCAAGCCTGACTGCATTTATAAAAAATGAAAACGGACAGCTTCGTTCTGCGATTGAAGCGATTGCAGACGATATAACACTTAATGCAAGTGGAGCAATTAATATAAGCGGTAATAAGTCTGTTAATATCAATGGTAATCTGTTCACGCTTACATCTACTAATACTACTATTTCAGCAGATGGTTCGATAGACTGTAAGAAGCTAAAAGCTGTTAATGCTGATTTAGAAGGCACATTTAAAAATGTAAATGTAACTGAAGAAGGTATTACAATGACCACTACTCTTATTGGTGGTGAATACCTTATGAAAAGTAGCACTGGCGCCTATCTGAAAATACAAGGACATTTTATAAATCTGTCAAACGAAGACGGAACAAGAAATGCTGTAAGCATTCGCCGTGATGGAATATATGTTGATGATTATTATTATATCAGAAGCGGTGATGCATATTATAACTTAATGGATTGGATACGACATAGTGAGACAGCTGGTACGGTAGATATAAGTGGAAATAACTGTTATATAGAGGGTTATTACTTTATAAGGCATCATGGTGAATGGTGGAAATTAGAAGACTATATAAAAGATATAGCAAATAATTAATATAAATCCGCACAGCGGTAGAAAGGAAAACAATATGTTAAATACAACAAAGAATACATCGATGAATGGAAATAGTTCTATAGAGGAAAAGGCTGTAGTTACATTTTCAGCCAGCATACCTTCCGCAGGTGAGATAACTATTAATAAGAGAATTGCAGACAGAAGAGCATATATTGAGAATCAAGAAGAATGCGATACAGATTTTGCTAATTTTGAAGCAGAGGTGATAGCAGCACTTAAGGAGATGTAATTATGAGTTTAACAGGATTTATATCTTACAAAAGAGTAGGTTGGACGGGGCAAACACCGTGGAACCCAACAAACCTTAACATAATGGATAAGGGAATTAAAGATAATAATGACATGATTGCTAATCTCAGAAGTGAGGTAGGTGCACTAAACAGTAATAAGGTATTAACAATACTAGAATATGGTTTTCTTGCAGATTATCAAGTTATAGAAAGAGAGTTAGGTAATGGAACTTATCTTTATCTTAATTCACATATTCAAAATTTCCAAATAAGTGTAATTTCTCTTAGCAATAATCTAAAATTGTGTGGCGTATACAATATATATGAAGATTTGATTGATACTGCAAAAACAACAAAAATAACATATGATACAGAATCTGGTAAAATTAAATTCGATTCAAGTAAAGGTGTATGTCGAGGACAATTGTTTAAATTTAATGAAAGAATTGCTAATACATAATTTGTCAGCACTACTTAACTTAAACCTCCAACTTGTTTCCATTTTTGCCACAATTCATTATCTGTAAAGGAAGAGCGATAATATGTAAATGCATCATTTTTTGGAAGAATTATTTGCGTACACCTATAGATACTAAACCAAATATTATATTAGTAGAATAATATACATCTTATCCCACCCCAAAATGTCTTATCGTCTGTTGAAGATATTATAAGGTTTTCACCTTCTATCTTAGCTGTTACAGTATTATCACCATAAATACTAGCGAATCCACCATCTAAAAAGGTGAAACAAATTGAAAGGATTTTAACATTGTTGTTCCAGCCATAAATTATTATACCGTAATGATATAATGTAATTTCTCTGTATTTCGAGATGTCTATTGCAAATGTTTTGAGTGAAGTAGTTTGAACACATACTTCTATTCCATCAATATTACTGTTTAGTTAACTTAGAGCCGCGAGAGTACTTGGAGAGAATGTAGCAAATAGGTTAGAGATGGCAGATAGAAAGGTAGAGAAGACCACTCTGGACAACCAGAGGCGGGCACTCTCTGCCTTTTTTAATGATATTATTGTTTTGTGAACATATATATCTGAAAAATAAATAAAAACATGGCCATAAGTGGTTATGTTTATTTGTTATACACATTTTTGGTCGGTCTTAGGACTGGCTTTTTAAATATTATAAGGAGGTGTCTAAGATGTACTATGATAATTCTTAGCTGAAATATGTTCCTGAATAAAAATGAGAGTTGCACCAGTGCAACAGATTGGAAAGAAAAAACATGAATGAAGCTATTATAACAGCAGTTGTTACATTGGTTGTTTGCTTGATTAATAACTATGTAATGCACAATAAGACCATAACATTGATTGATTATAAACTGTCCGAGTTAACAAAACGAGTTGATAAGCATAACAATGTTATTGAAAGGACATTTAAACTTGAAGAATTGACCGCGCTTCAGGAGGAAAAGATTAAGGTCGCCAATCACAGAATAGAAGATTTAGAGAAGAAAGGGTAAGAGTGATTAAAATGGATATTACACAGATGGGAACCGTTCTTGCAATTGTGGTTATTACTTATTTGATTGGTACTGCAGCAAAGCAGGTTAAGCAGGTTAAAGATGAAGCCATTCCTGTCATTGTAGGTGTTTCAGGTGGCATTCTAGGAGCTGTAGGAATGTTTGTTATTCCTGATTTTCCTGCAAATGACATTATGAATGCAATTGCAGTTGGTATTGTGTCAGGACTTGCATCAACGGGTGTTAATCAGGCATATAAACAGATAAAAAAGTGATACTTAGAGCAAGAATATTTATTATTTAAGGAAGGTGTAACAGCCTTCCTTTTTGAATCTTAATATAAAGAAAGAAGGATTTAATTATGAGAAAAGGAATAGATATAAGTAGCTATCAGGGGGATATTAATTTTGACTATATTAAAACTAATTATGATTTTGTGATCATTCGTTGTGGATATGGTGATGATTTAAGTTCAGATGATAACGAGTGTAGCCAGTGTGACACAATGGCTCAGACATATATAAATGAGTGCGAAGCTAGAAATATACCTTATGCACTGTATTTATACCAGTATGCAGCTGATAACGAGCAGTCGAGAAGTGAAGCAGCTCATGTCAGAGAGTGGTATAACAAGAGCAATCCTATAGGGGTATTTCTTGATATAGAGGATGCTGACGGATATAAGGAAAGACATGGCATTGATTATTATAGTACACAGGCTTTGGCTATTACTTGGCTTGACGAACTGGCAGATATTAAGGCTAAAGGAATCTATGCTAGTCATAGCTGGCTTAATACTTATATGAATGTAGATGAGCTTATTGAACATGGTGCACTTATATGGGAAGCTCACTGGAATGATGATGGAGAAATCTGTGATGATAAATTTGCTATGTCTCAGGAATCAAGTGACCATCATCTTGATGATGGTACAAGAGTCGATTACGACATTATGCGAGATGAAGTATATAATCAGCTTGTTGATGTTTCAGATATAAGTAATGAGGATGAATCAATAGAATCAGATGATCAGACAAGCCAGGAGCTTGACGAAGATGTAATTGATGCAATTTATCGCGGAGAGTATGGTAATGGTGATGAGCGTAGAGAGAAACTGGAAGCTGAAGGATACAATTATGCAGACTATCAGGCAGCCATGGAAGCTAAATACTATTCTTCTAAAGATGATACACCAGCAGGAAATGAGGAAGAGCCGGCAGAGGAAACACCGCAGGAGAAAGAAGAGAGTGTGGCAGTTGTAGAACCAGGAGGAAGTTTCTGCCAGATTGCAAGAGATTACCTTGGAGATGAAGGCAGAGCAGCAGAACTTGCAGAGCATAATGGAATGACACTTGATGATATGCTTTATGCAGGTATGGAGTTAAGACTTCCCAACTAATTATTCGCTTATACAATAGTGTATATCATACTGGATTGCACATATAACAGCATTGTGATAACATATATAAAGTAGAAAGACAGTCAAAATGTGTACAATGAAACAGTGTACACATTTTGTACACAATATGGATTAAATAATGTTGATTTAGAATAAATCAGAATAATCTAATATAAATATGTAAAGCCCTTAAACCCGCATAAATGCTGATAAAAACAGCATGATAATAAACACAAATAAATTGTAAAAATTTGATTTCAAAGTTGGGTAATAACCCTATGGTTGGTGCTACTGTAGCTGTAGCTGTTTCCATTGAGGAAGCTGCTAAGAATGGTAAGTTCTAATAAAAAGTAATTGACAAAATATTGGAGAGCAACAGGTGATAAAAACCTGTTGCTCTCTTTTTTAATGCTTGACTTTTAGTGAAAATGTGGATATTCTTTACGGGATATAAAAGA